CTGATAGGTGAAATTTCTATCAATCGAAGCATTTGAGGAGTTCTTAAAGTGTACTGTAAAACCTGTCCCAGATATACTGGAAATCTCAAAAAAGTCACCAGAGGCCATATTGTGTGCGTTTATGCCGATTGATGGTAAATGTGCATTTGCACCGCCCTCAGTTAAAGAAGTACCCACGAAAAAGGGGTGTTGGAAGGTTATTGCTTTGGCCCCAGCCCCACTGGCAGTCAAGTTCCCCTGTTCAGTTCTTCTTTGAATTGTTGCAGTATATCCAAGCTGAGAAACTTTTATATCTTGAGCAACATCATTACTTGTAAGTTTTGCTCTAAATTGAAAGCCTCTTCCCTTGTATGTTCCATTTGCAAATGTCTGGAAACCTGTGTAAGTTGGTGAGCTAGATGGATTGTCCTGTGTGACCCTGATAAGCATTTCAGCGTTAACCTCTGTAGCTGTAGCCCCATCAAAGTCTGTAATGTCATCAATAAGCCCTCTGGAATCAAACAAATCTGAGGGGTAAAAAGCTTCAGTCAAGAAATGCCGTTTGAAATCAACACTAAATACAGCACCTAAATCTAAAGTATCTCCACCAGCAGTACCACCGAAATCATAAGTTCCCTCAGGAAGAATCCCACCAAAGTCATCAAGTGAGCCGACAGCATCAAAATCTGTGATGTCATCAAAATTTCCACCACCTACAAGATTGATTGTATTTGTTGTTGCATCAAAAGCCACATTATTTTTTGTTCCTTGAAACTTAGGACTGTCAGTATCTTCTCTCCTTGTTTGTGTAAGTAAGGCATCTTGATTATCAGGCAAATCAATAATGACACTTGTATCTCCAGCACAGAATCGACCTCCTGAGTCCTGACTGCGAAGTATATACTCGCCCTCAAGGTAGGGAACTTCAGCAGAAGTGGTAACACCACTCAAAGCTTGAATCAAGTCTGTAGCATTTGAAAAAGTGCCGCTTCCATCCGTCAGAGGCGAGTGTCTCAAGTGAATAAGACCGCCCAGCTTCACGTCAAGCTCGCTAGGCTGATTCCATCTAAGTCTGATTAGTTTTTCATTTATTGGTTCAGCAGTAAGTCCAGTTATATTTGCTGGAATTGCAGTTTTTCCAACAGCGTTGAAAGTTAAATCAGCAGAGGTCGCACTGGTCTGTAAAGCTGCATTAAAACTAAATACTTGAATCTCATAAGTTCCAATATCAGTGTTAAATATTTGAAAATCTGGACTGGAAACAGTTGTAGAAACAAAGTTGCCATTATTGAATCTGTAGTTGACTTGATATTGAGTTACACCAAGAACAGGCTGCCAGCTAATAATCAATTTCGATACAGCCGCATTGTTTATCTCTACAATCTTTTCCTCTGCCTGTAATGCAGTTGGTGGGTCTTTTAGTTCATTTAGTATTGATACTGTCCTTGTTGGCAAGGTTGACCCATCTTCAATGAAAGCATATTTATCATTTACATAAGATAAAGCTGTAATTGAATAGTTGATGCCGTCAACTTCCTCAACTGTTATCACTCTAAATAGCTGTGTCTGAACAGTATCATCTGATATTACCCAGTTTGCATTGGGATTTGGAGCTTGAGAAAAAGCACTTGCCACAGTAATTGTTGCACCAAAAACAGAACTAATATCCTTTGTCTCTACTGTTCCATTTGGTAAAACAACAGACAGCTTTGCATTGTTTGTAGATGGCAGACTTGTATTTGTAGAATCATCAACAGTAACAACAGTTGTTGATGTAACTGAGGCAATCTTGCCGCCTCTTCTCAATCCACTCCTAACAGGGTCTGCAACCTGTATGATTGCTGACGGCCTAACAACAATACCACTATCAATCGAAGTCGTAAAACTACAAACCTCCGTTTCATTAGCCTCCCCGAAAAGGATTGCCCGACCTAATCTGGCAGCTTGACCCCTTGAAGTACAGGCAAAAGCTTTTACTTGCTTAACACTTGATCCTATCTTACTTATCAAGTTGGCATCTTCAACAACCTCAAAATCAATGTCTTGAGTATCCATGTTGAAGTAAGAGACAGAAACTACACTATGACGCTGTTTCAGACTACTACCAGAATATGTAAATCCATCACTGGTTATGTTGGACAAATTAAAGAGATATGAGGCCGTAGCTGGACTGTCCTGTTTTAAAGAAATGCTACCAGCAGACCAGATCGGCATACAACGCATGACCCCTGCTAATTCGTTTATAAGATCAAAAGCCTCCGCACTTCCTTGAATATTTACATTGCATGAAAACCTAGCCTCCTGTCCTCCCTGTCCATCATCAACAAGAGTATTAGCAAATTTACTTGCAGCTACAAAAGAAAATAAATCAAGACTGCTATCTGTAATATGATCTCCAAATCCATATCTTTGGTTTGTGAGCAAGTCCAGTAGCACCATGCTTGGGCAGCTACAAAAAGTCGCTGCTCCCATTACACCATTGAATATATAGCCGTCTGGGTAAATTATGCGACCAGTTGCACTGTCAACGCTTGGTGTACCAGAGCCGTTTGCCCCTGCGGCTGGGATTCTTACTTTGACTCCTCTAATCCTATATTTTCTTGATGGAATAGAACTAAACTGCATTGAGTCAAGTCTGATTGCTGCGTAGGCACTATTCGCATAAGTATTGGCATCATCTATAATTTCACCCAAACTTGTCCACTGAAAAGCATCAACTAAACTTGAATCTGTGCTATCTGCGGTTACTCTAGAAACTCTAATATCAACAGGGAAAGCACCTGTTAACTCTACTCGGTAATCTCTTTGGTAAGCATCAGCAGTTCTTCCAGTTATAGTGTCGTTGATTATATCCGTAAAACCACCAGAATTATATTGAACTGATATTTTTAGTTGAACACTTGAGCCAAGCAAATCTCCTTTATCTGTAGCTTTTTGAATCTGAGGAAAAGTAATTGTAATGTTTGCAGCGTCAACATTTGAATTTGTTATCTGTCTTGTAACAGGGGCTGAAGCTGTGACTGTTACACCAACTGAAGTGACAGAGGAGCTACTTTCTATCCCCTCAACTTTCGTCTGATTTGCAGTTCCAAATCTAGGATTAAAAGTAACATCTTGAAAATTAAAATCAGTTGATGCTGGACTTGCTGAGTTAGCAGTAGCTTTTAAAACAGGAGTATCGTTGAGAATTACATCTTTGAGTGCAGCGTTATTATATGCAGTTGTTCCTTTTGTTAAACCCTCTTTTGATGCTGAAGCAAAACCCTCTATCTCTCCCTCAGAAATAAGGTCAAGAAAAGTAGCAAACTGCCTAGAGTGCAGAGTATCAGGTGTTCTTGTTGGCTGTGGTGGAGTAGGTGGAGAAGGTCTACCACCAGCACCCCTTATAACTTTTCTTGTCATGCTCTCACCTGTTGGGTGTCAATAGCTCCACTGATAACCACAGAACCAGTAATAATTTCACCATAAACTATTGGAACAGGAGTACCAGCCCTTGATGTGTTTTGAGTTCCACTAAATGCAAAAGATATTCTGGGGTCTTGTTCACTTGAAAACTCAGGCATTTTAGGCAAAGGAAAAAGCATTTCACTTACTCCAGAAAGAGCTAATCCAGCACCAATACCAAGAGCAGCTTTTGTTCCAAACCCTGCCGCAGCAAAACCAGCTTTACTAAATAAACCACCAGCCGCAGCAACACCAGTACCAGCAGTTGCAAAAGCAATACCGATCAAAGCAACACCACCTAAAACTCTGCCAAGACCTCCACCAGCACCCTCAATAACAGGGACAAAATGAATATCCTGTTGACCTATTGGATAAAATATTTCTTTTTCATCTATAGCATAATCACCAACTTTAACTTGATAAAATCGAGGATTCATATATTTTTCTAAGCCCTCAAAATTATTTACTAAAAAACTGACAGCGTGACTAATAGTATCAGCCTTTACTTCAAATTCTTTATGACCAACAAAATTGGCTAACTCTCCATATAGTTTTATTTTACGCAACATAACGCAACCTCTTTCCTGTACATTTTAGCAACCACTCAGAGTATGGCTCTATACAACTAAGTCTATCTGTTAAATGGTGTAAAACATCACCATCAATGAAAATTGCTACATGATTCAAATTATTAGACAAAATCGACATAAATAACAAATCTCCATTTACTAATTTTTCATCAGGCTTGAGTTCTCTAAAACCTGTTTGCTCTGCACACTTTTCAAACATAGGGTTTTTATTAAAATCGTCCAGTGTTGTAGGTCTTTGCCAGTCAATCAACTCTATATCTAATTTTTCTTTATACCAGTCTCGAACTAAGGTATAGCAATCTGTGACTCCCCAAGCCCACTCCCTGCCAAGTATGGGAGCTTTATAGCCTGTCGGCTCTAGATAACCCCATGACTCTGTTTTAGGGTTTACTATGTGCCATACAAGACCGCTTTGCTCACAGGCAACCTTATCGGATTGACTTGGAACTGGTGGGGTAACAGGGTGACTATGTATAACAGCAATAATATCTCCTGTATTATCTGCCCTTATATAATCCTCTGGGTCAATGATAAAGCATTGAAAAGCTGTCATTGATAAATTACGGCAAGGATAATATCTTTCTTTCCCTTTAATATTTAGTAAAAGTCCGCAAGATTCTTTAGGGTCTTGGTCTTTCGCATGAGCAAGAGCAGCCTCTTTCCAGTTCATGCAATAAATGTTCCGATACTAGGAAAATTGTCTCTAGTACATAATCTTTTAGGGCTTCGTACTCCAGCAAGATCAAAAGGGGCAGCAAGTTCAAATTGAACAAAATCTCTGTTTTCTGTCGCTTTTCTGTCAATTTTATATATTTCTCTTGGAAATTCTGCGGTGGGGTCTGGCGTTCCTAAATTATTAACTTGTTGGCTTGTTGTTGTTGTTGTCGTTTGGGTTGTAGTATTTGGATTATTCATTGTTATTGTGTTGCCCATAGCATTTCCATGAACTGTGCAGTAATATCTTAAATCGTTTGGAGCAGAGGGATAGACTGGCTGATAAGTAACTGTTGCATCTGTTCCAAGTGTTCCAGCATTTGTTGTAGATTGTTGTCCTCCAGCATCAGATTTTATTCTCAAAGGGTGTCCAACATTTGAGCTATGAGATTGATTGAAAATATAAGTTGACCCACGCTTCATTGTTATTACAGGATTATTGACACCATTTATTAAAAAGATATTTATACCCCCTACGTTTGCCACAGTGACTGTATAGGTTACAGATTCAGCATCTGCTGGGTCTGCAATCGTTGTTGTCGTAGTTGAGCTTGTAGTTGTCACTGGAAAATTAATATTATCAAGGTATCTAGCAAGTGTCCTTATTCTAGTAACAGTACAGCCTGTCAGATCATTTCCTGTTGTAACTTGATTTACATTCAACAAGATAGCTGTAATAGTCCCAAAAGCATTACTAACTGTGAGGGTAGGTCTAGGAATCTGCCCACGTTGATAAGCAAACCCCTCTGCTGTAATCGGTAGTTTGATATAAGTATTACCAGCCCAGACAATATCTCCATTATTATTTAAACTTGTTCCATTATGAAATCTGTACGTTTGTGCAGAACCATGTAAAGCAACTGTTGTCTCTAAAGTAAAAAGCTCAATAATCGCAGACGGATTTATTTTTTGTAAATCTGTAATTATTGGGGCAGTACTCATGGCTCAAACACCTCTCTAAAAGTTGCTGTAATAGTTGCCCTGTTGTTGTATGGAATACTTTTTGACCAATTTTCACAGACAAATTTCTTTTCGGATTCTCCTTGAGGGGTATATTCAAAACTATCTTGATCATTTGCTCTAGCATCTAAAAAAGTTTCGATTGTATCAGCATCAGTTTCAGAAACATTAAAAGTAAAATTATAAACTTTTGGATTTTGATTTTGTGCAAGACCAAAGACAATTCTTTGCTCAAACCCATCTGCAAATCTTACAACTCTATTGATCGGAGCATTACTTTTTCTTGTTCCGTAGGTCGGTTTGATGTCGGGAAAGGTAGCCACTATGCTAATAATCCCCCTGCTCTTTTTTGTTGTATTATCTCAGATTGTACGGCAACCGCAATAAGCCTTCCAAGTTCTCTACCTTCTTGCTCTCCTCCCTGTGCATCAACACCTCCCTCCATACTTACGTTTACAACAATATTATTTGTCATACTACCACCACTGATCTTGTCATTTGGAATAATAGTACCAGCAGTTGATGGGACAAATATTTCTGGGCCTCTTTCTCCAACTATTGATGGTCTGCCTACTGGCGGTCTGCCTCCTGTTGCAAAGCTAGGTAATTTTGCAAAAGGGCCACCAAAAATTGAGCCAAGAAGTGTATTTATACCAAGTCTTAAAAGCTGTGATGAAATATCGTTTAAAATACCTCTTGCCGCTTCGCCAAGCGATTTTGTACCTTGTATTGCCCCAACTAAAGCATCAGAAACACCTGTTGCAATACTGTCTCCTATTTGTTCAAAAGCAGTTTTAATGCCTTTTGTGCTTTCTACTATTGCATCAGTTTTGGTATTAGTTTCACCAAGAATATTATTTATTTCTTTATTTTTTTGTGCTGTTTCAACCAAAGTGTTTCTTTTTTCTTCATTAGCTGTAAATTCTGTTTGTCTTAATTTTTCTCTTTCAATATTTTGATCTTTTAAAATTTTAAGTTGCTCTTTAAAAAATTTATTTTCCTCTTTGCTTGCAAATAAACTTGCACCTCTAAAGTTTTCATTGCCAAACTTTTGCTGAGTAAGTTTTATTGCATCTTCTCTGGCTTTACTTTCTGCACCTAACACACCTCCAAGTCCAATCTTTCCTATATTTTGAAATCTTTTAAAAACATTATCGATTGCTTGAACAGTTTTTGTGGCTATATCAAGAATAGTTTTAAATGCTGGCCCTAAAACTTCTCCAAGTGTTCTTGCTAAATTTTGTACAGAATCAACTAAAGTCGATAACTTACCATTTAGTGTTGTTGCCTGTGCAGTTGCACCGCCAAAAAAAGCACCACCTTCATTTGTTAGGTTTATAAGTGCCTGATTAACAAGGTCAGCACCTATCTTGCCCTGTCTCTGTGCTTTTTCAAATGCTTCACCTTGCAAACCTGTGATATTTTTTAATTCAGTTGTAATATCAACTCCTCTTTCTAATAACTGTAAATTTTCTTCCTGTTGTAATTTACCTTTTGCTCTTATCTGTCCAAAGGCTGTTGCAATGCCTTGTAAATCAGCACCAGTAGCACCAGCTACATTTGCTAGACGTTTTGTTGTATCTACAAGTTCATCTGTTTGAAATCCAAATGCTTTCAATCTTTTTGTTTGCTCTATAAGCTCACTACTTGTAAATGGTGTTACAGAACCAAATGCCTGTAATTCTTTGATAATAGTGTTTGTTTTTGTTAGTGAACCAGTTAAAACTTCTAAGCTTTTTCTTTGTGTTTCAAGTTCAGCAGATTGAATAAAAACAAATCTTGTCGCAGCAATCAAAGCAAGTGCTTTTAATAGAGGGCCAAGTGTACCTGTAAGAGTTCTTACACCTCCAGCCGCACTTTTAGCAGCCCTTCCTTTATTACGCAAAGCTGTGTTTGATCTTTGTAGCCTTCCTTTAAGTCTATCTGTGCTTTTACTTAATGCTTTTGTCTGTTCGTTTACTCTTCTTAAAGGATTGACTGCATTTTGAGCATCAACAATAAGTTTTACAGTCGATTGTGCCACAAATACAAATAATCTTTATTCTATATTACCTTGTTTTGGCTTTTTGACGATTTATTTCACGTTTTTCTCTTTCATTTTTTACCTCATAAAATGCAGCCCAAAAGATAAGCTCCTCCTCTGTAATTAATTTTCTTAGCTCTTGTAATGTTTTGCCTAATTCTGTTGCGAGAAAAAACTCGAAATTTAACCAGTTATCTCGCTTTATTCGTTTTTTGCTGTATTTATATCAACTTGAATATCCATCATAAATATTTCTAAATCATTCAAAACAGTTTCTGGTAAGAATCTTTTTAGATTTTCAGCATCAGCAGAGGCAAAAGCTTTTGTACCATCTTCATTCTGTGCTATTTGACAAAGTAATCTAGTAGAGATTGCCAAAGCATCATCAGAACCTGTAGCGGCTTGTGCTTGTATTCTGTCATACCTTGTTAATGGTGGAAAATATAACTCTTTTAATAATGAGCCATCTGGCTTATTTAATATATATTTTCTTCTAGCTGTCATTACATCACTAAAAGCTTCAGTGATAAGGTCTACGTTTCTTTTTGCTGCCATGAGTAAAATGCGAAGTATTTAAAATTATTATACAGCCGAAGTAATAGTGCCTGTCATTGTGAATGTAATGGCAATCTCCTCAATCTCACCAAGAGTAGCTGAATGATCTGCATTTGTAATAATGCAAGACCCACTAATTTTTTTTGCTGATTGAGCAGAGTCAGGGAAAAGTTCAATCAAAGCGTCACCATTATCACCTGTAGTTAAGACATCATCAATAAAAGCTTGATAATCTGAGTTGCCAGATGCGTTATAAAGCAATGTTGCACCGCCCTCTGCTGAAATTAAACCACCAACAAAACTTTTAAATGTGTCACCCATTTTTGTTGTTTCTTGGGTGTCTTTTGTTATAGATAAGTTCCAAGCTCTCAAGTCGCTTACATCAGCTTCAGTTCCACCAGCATTATGAAACATGAGTTTGCCTACATCACCTTTAGTAGCCATGACAAAAAAAAGAAATATTTATAAATATGTTAACTCTTTTCAGTCTTTTTTACATCTTTTTTTGAATTTTGTTGACTCTCATAATATTTTCTGCACTCAGGGTCCCAGTAGTTTGCTTCCCTTCTACCTTTTACAGCTTCGATAGCGTCAAGCATTTCTTCTGTGATTTCAAGCTTTGCCATGATTAGAGTTCCTCATATATTTCAAAAGTTATTCTTAACTGAGTTTGAAACTTACCTTCTGGACTTGAAGCTAATATCTCAGGCCCAACAGGTGAATCAAAAATAACATCTGAAACTGTAATCTTATTGTATAAGTCCCTAAGTCTTTTGCATATAGTAAAGTTTGACCCTGCCCCGATACCCTCTTCTGTAAAAACATTAAGAGTGACTAAACCAACAACTATATTAACTCCATCAGCTAAATATGACCCTGACCCAAAGCTAGTTTGACATTGAACAAATGTTTCTTCCGTTGTAGAGTCAAAGGACATATTATTAAATACAACAGGGATTGCTGGGCTTGAAGCAAGCTCTGTGGCTAACCTACCCTCTATCGTTGATCGAACAGTATTTAAATCGACAGCAGCCATGCATTACCTCCCAAAGTTTCGCTGTATATATTGTTCAAGCTCTTTTGCAATAAGCTCTGGAAACCCAGCAACAGTTTTTTGTCTTGTGCGATATTGTCCACCCCATGATGGCGGCAAGTTTGTGCCATAACAAACTGGTTCTGCGTAAGCTAAGTTGTTAATTATAATTCCCCTAAATTTTTGAATGTCTGTTTGCCATGCGTTCCTAAGTTGTCCTCCTCCTGTTGGTTCACCTTGATAAACAACTCTAACTGGTGTTGCTTTTTTTACCCTTGCTGTCCACTCTAAAGTTGTTGCGGCTACAAGGTCAACAATATCCTCTTCAAAAAAATCGTTTATTTGAGATAGATTTATTTCTCTTGCCATTTTTACCTCAAGATAAGATCAAAACTTACAGCAGTATTATTCTGCTCATTTGTTATTACTTGAATTATTTTAAATTCAACATTGCTTATAACCACTCTATCTTTTGTTGTTGGGGCAAAGGTAAGATCACCAGCAGATATTGTAAGCAACTTGTCTTGTGACTCAACTAAATCATTGACTTGATTTCTTGAAACATTACTTAATGCACCTTTTATGGTTGTATCAGATGTAGATTCTGTGATAGCTCCAGTTGTAGTGTTATATGCCCCTGTTGTCACTTGTCTGATAGTCACATCACCACCAAGCTTTTTTAATGAAGCACTAGCAGCTTTTTTAAGTGCATTAGCAAGACTCATAATGAATAAGCTATAACCTGACCACTTGCAAGAGTGATGCTTGTAATAACACCTTCAACTTCTGTTGATGCCTTCATTGTGATGCCGTTTATAGTTGCAGAACCATTTTCTGTTAAGTTCTCAGCTACAAAAGTTGCTTCAGCATCTGCCAAACAATGCACCTTTCCAAATCTGCCTGTATGTGTTGCAGTATTTGTAATGATTAACCCTGCTGGGTATTGATAGCCGTAGTTCACTTTAAGACCTCTTAATTGATAAGTTTGCTCTTCCACCTATTCTAATACCCATCAAGTAATGATCAACTATTGGTGGGATTCGATCAATACCAGTAGCCCCATAAAATCTAGGAGTTACATTTATATTACCAATACTTACAGCAGCAAAATCTTCTAAGCCGCTAAGTTCCAGTCCGTTCCTGTTGTTGTTCAGATATACAGCTAATATGACCTGTGCGTGTTTTACCCTGTCTGGAATTTCAGTATCAAGGTAATAGTCAGCAACTAATCTATTTGGAAAGCTCAAACCATACAGGTTAGTGTATGTGTCAGGTTTCCTTACTCCTGATCTGGGCCACTCTAGAGCTTGAGTATCAGATACCCTAGCTCCTAAAAACTTCTCTCTGTCTATTCTTTGCGCACTTGTAAAAAGCGCACGATTTTTGTTGTCAGTTGATGAGTTATCCCAAGCTGCGGTGTCATCACTTAGAACTAGCCCCTCAATAAAAGAGTTTGCATCAGCAAGAGTAATATAAGTGTTTGCGTTAGCACCGCCAACAGTGGCATCAAGAGTTATCGCCATTGAGTTTTACCTTTTTGGGCTTTGATTTTGGTTTTGGCTTTTTCAGAGTTTGAACAAGTGAAGCTGCCTTTTGGACAGCCTCATTTTGTTCTCTCATTCGCCTAAAAGCGAAAATAGCCATTAGCTTGATGCACCCTTAAGAGCAACAAAGTTAATAACAATAGCTTCACTAAGGTTTCCAGCAGATACATTAGAAACTGTGACCGCAAAAGATCCAGCAGCTATCGCATTTGCATTTACCAAATATGAACCAGCAGTTCCAGCAGAACCATGACAAGCTACAACAACGTCTGTTGCTGCAATCTTGCTGTTAGTTACTG